GCCGGTACGTTGCCATCACCGTGGTCGACGACGGCATGTGGTGGGACAAGGGCCCGCTGCTCGCTGGGATCCAGGCACACGACCTCAACGCGCACGATACCGGCCTCCTCGACGGCCGTGGCCGAAAGATTATGCGGCAGCCAGATCCGGTCGGCTTTCATCGCCCGAGCGGGGTATCGGAGCCGTCAGATCGGGGTATCGACCGGCGGGCTTAAGAGAGGGCAGCGACAAACGCGGCGGAGGACGTCTCCGCCGTTCTAAGCGCTGAAGGCGTCCGATTCTTGTTACCGTAACAGAATACGGACTGCCAAAGTGGCCACCAAACGGCCAAAAACGACCCCGCCACAGCTGCGCCCAGCGCAGGTTGTGATGAAGCCCGCCCGGCTCCCCACGCAGGCGGGCTTTTTGCTGTCTGGAGGAATCGCCGATGCCACATACATCCGCGACCAGGCAGCGCGCCGGCTGCGCCGCCGCCGTCTCTGGTCCGGCGTCAGGTTCCACTCCTGCGGCGCGCCGGCGCCCCCTTTCAACCGCGGACCGCCTCGACAGCCTCAGCATGCGGCTCGACGACCTGGTCCGCGACGTCCGCTTCACGCCCCAGGCACGGTCGCACCGCGAGGTCGAACGCCGCATCAACGAGGCTGAAGAGATCGCCACCGAGCTCCGCGCCATCTTCCGTTCGGCCGCTCCGCCCGAGCATCCCCCGCTGAAGCGTGAGGGCAGTGGAGCCTGGTGGTGATCGACCTCCGCGCCCTGGACGCCACGATCGACAAGACAACGATCGTCGAAGCCATCGCTGGGAAAGCGGCGGCCATCGTCACCAAGGACTGGCTTGTCGAGGTTCGCAAGGATCTCGCCGAGCTCGCCGAACGGCGTGCCGCGGAAGTGGTGCGGCCGTGAAGCCGCCGAGGACCCTGGCCGCTGCGACGCAGCTGCTCGAGGAATTCGCGGACCTCACGTCCCGGGTTGCCCTGGTTGAAGAGGATCGCTGCGAGCGGATCGCCAAGGCCAACGCCTGGGCGGACACCGCCGCACAACCGATGCTCGCCCGTCTCGAGGAGATCCGCGCGGCGATCGAGCCCTGGTGGTCGCAGAGTGGGCACGAGCTCGCCAGCGGCAAGAAATCGATGGAGCTCGGCGGGTGCGTGATCGGATCTCGGATGTCGCGGCCAAAGCTGGCGCATGGTTTCGAGACCGACGCGAAGGCTACCGAAGCCCTTCTTGGAACGCGCTGGGCCAAGCGCACTACCCGGATCAGCTATTCACTCAACCGCACTGGTACGCTCCAGCTCCTGCAGCAGGGCGGCAAGGCCGCGGCCGACGTCGCATCGCTCGGTTTCTCGATCGAGCAAGGCGATCGCTTCTTCGTCGAGAGACCGGAATGAAGATCGGCGACTTCCCGCTGGTCGAGACCTTGGTCGACGTCCGGGCCCGGATGATCCACCAGCGTGATCACGGCAAGATCGCGATCGAGGTCGACGGCCGTCGCATGCCGCCCGATTTCGTCAGCCACATTGCGCCGGCGATCAAGCTCGAGCTGAGAAACCAAATCGCCGAGGTCGACGAGCAGCTGCGCCAGCTGGGCGTCGTCATCTCCACTGACGCGTAAGGCCTGGCAGCGGGCGCCAGGAGCGCCCGACAATCGGAAGCGCGGCCGAGCTGGTCAGCGTGACCGCAAGCGGCGACTGGCCCGCACCCACGGCCTTTGCCACATGTGCATGGACGAAGGGCGCGCCGAGCCCGCCACGATCGTCAACCACATCGTCCCGCTGGCCCGTGGCGGCGAGGACGTCGACGCCAACACCGAGAACCTATGCGATCGCCATGATGCGATCGTGACAGCCCAGCAATTCGGGAAAGCCGATCCGATCGAGGCCAAAGGCATCGATGCGAGTGGTCGGCCGACCAGCCATGATCATCCGTGGAACAGGAGGCCGGCATGGCCGAGCTGAGAGTGAACACGAAGGGCATCACGCTCGAGCTGAAGATGCCACATGCATTCGGCCTGCGCATGTGGTGCGGCCTGCAGCTGATCAAGCTCGCCGCATTCGTCCTGCCAGTGACCATCGAGGTCTCTGTCCAGGACTCGCCCCAAGCCAGCTGACGTCATCCCGACCAGGAGAACCAGAATGCTCGAGATTGAATCTCGGCAGGTCCGCCGTGCGCGTGAGCGCCACGAGGCCAGCCCCGCGAAGTACACAACGCAGAAGCCCGCCGGCAACCGTGCTACTCGCCGGGCCCAGCGGCCCGACGACAACGAGATCATCATTCGGCCGACATCGATGAATGCGATGGCTTCGCTGCGCCGTGCTCGGCGTGACTATCGGATCCGGCACAAGCTGCGGCCTGCTCGTGGGATGGTGCAACCGAAGATGATCAGCATGCGTCGGCTCGTCCTGCAGCGCATCATGGTCATGATCTTCGCCTACGCTGCCAAGCGGGCCGAGATCCGGCGCGAAGTCGCCAGCCAAGTGGCGGCAGCGGTCGCCTAGCATGGCCATCGACCTCACGGCGCTGGACCAGGCCGCAACGGGCAACCCCAAGGCCAAGGTCACAGTCAACAAGGCGTGGCTGCGTGAAGCGCACCGCCTGCTGGTCGACGGCGAGCGTGCGCACGCTGAGCTCGCCTCGATCAGACGCAACGAGACGATTCTCGACAGCATCTTCAGGAGACGGTGAATGCACTACAAGAACGGCCGCGAGGCCCGTAACGGCGACAAGGTCGTCCTCGTACCGACCTACGGCGCGCCGATCATCGGCATCCTCTACGACGCCCAGGCTGGCAACGACTACTGCAATGGCAAGCTGGCGCCGATCGCGCCAAACGACCCTTGCCCCAACCTCAAGGAATGCCTGCACCTGGACGACGTGCTCGCGGCGATCGCGGCCGATCCCAACGCGGCGCCGGCGGCCGAGGCCGGGGGGGTGGGTCAGGGCTGACGACCCGGCCCCAGCGGACACCGCGCAGTGCCTTCATTTGCACCGAGACCAATCCAAAAGTAAAAAGTTGGAGCGACCAGAATGGCCCAACAGCCGAAGCGGTCCGCCGCCCAGGCGAAGGCCAAGGCCGCACCGAAAAAGCCGAAGCGCAAGCCGGTCAAAGTCAGCGCGCCGCGACTGACGCGCCAGGCGATCGGCGGGATCCTCGAGCCCGACTGGAAGCGACTGCTCCCGGAATCGGCCGAGCAGCTCGCAGCGTCGGAGCACTGGCGCCGCGTCGCCGGCGAAATGCAGGACCTCGAGATCCTGTCGCTTGCGAATGGCCATGCGCTGCAGCGCCTGGTCCTCGCCTACCTGGTGTACGATCGCTGCTCGAAGAACGTCGCGGCTGACGGCCTGGTGACCGAGCCCAGCAAAGACAATCCGAAGTCGATCGCCCGCCTGTCGATCCACTACAAAGCAATGCGCGAAGCGGAGAACACCGCCCAGCGCCTTGAGGATCAGCTCGGCCTGACACCAGGCAAGCGCGGCCGGGTGAGCAAGGTCGCGAAAAAGCGGGAGCGCAAGGCTGGTGCCGACGCGTTCCTCAACGGCCCGCCGGCATAAGTCGGCCGCGGCCGATCCTGTCACGGCTTGGGCCGAGGCGGCGGTCCGCGGCGACTTCGTTGTCGGCGAGCTCGTCGCGCATGCGGCCGAGCGGCATCTTCGGGATCTGAGGGACGCGCGATCGCGCGGTTACTTCTGGAGCCCCGAGCTCGCGCAGCGTGTGATCGACTTCTTCCCGTCGATGTTCACGATCACCGACGGGCCCGCGGCAGGCAAGCCGTTCAACCTGATTCCGTATCAGGCATTTTGTGCCGGCTCACTGATGGGCTGGGTCAACGCCGATGCGCGGTGGCGCTTCCGATCCGCCTGGATCGAGACCGGCAAGGGCCAGGCTAAATCGCCACTCATGGCCGGCCTCGGCCTCTACGCCATGGGCTGGTGCGACTTCCCTCGCTCGCAGGTCTATTCGATCGCCGCGAACAAGCAGACGGCCAACGTCCTATTCAAGGACGCGACGGCCATGTGCCGGGCACAGATCCCCGGGTACGACGAGGACGAGAGCCTCGAGCAGCTCGGGCACGTCGTCATCCGCGGCGAGCTCGAGAACGCCTGGAAGATCGAGCATCCGGCTTCGCACTCGTTCTTCCTTCCCCTCGCCGGCGGCGAGCAGCAGTCCGGACCGCGGCCGCGAATGGTCCTGGCAGACGAGATCCACGAATTTACGAGCGACGGGCAGATCGAGACCTGGCGCCGGGCCATCACAAAGGTCGCCGGCAGCGCGATGATGGTGCTCGGCACCAACACGCCGGCGACGTCGCAGCTCGTCGGAACATCCTATTCAGAGACCGCACAGAAGATCGCTAAGGGCGAGGTCAAGGACGACACCGCCTTCGCGTTCGTCGCTCGGGTCGACAAGAAAGACCGCGAGACGGTCTTCGAGAACGAGGCCTGCTGGGCCAAGGCCTTGCCGGCACTCGGCGTCACTTACCCGATCGCGAACATCCGCGAGGAGGTCCAGACCGCCAAGACGCGGCTGTCGACGGCCTCTTCGGTCAAGCGGCTCTACTTCGGCATTCCGACCGGCGCCGCTGACTTCTGGATCGACGAGGAAAGTTGGGCCGCCGTCCAGGGCGACTTCAACGACGACATCCTGGAGGCGCTCAAGAGCTTCCCCTGCTGGCTGTCGCTCGACCTCAGTCAGAAGAACGACCTCACCGCACTTACCGCCACCTGGCGCGACGACGACGGGCACCTCTGGCAGAAGACCTGGTACTGGACGACGAAGGACGGCCTGCCCGATCGCTGCAAGCGCGACCAGGCTCCGTACGACGAATGGGTTGAGGCCGGCTGGCTCACGGCCGTCGACGGCGCCACGATCGACAAGACCTTCGTGGCTGCCCAGGTCGCCGAGCTGCTCGCCGAGCACGACGTCGTCGAGCTCGTCTTCGATCCGGCACAGATCTCCGATTTCGAGGCGGCCTGCGAAGAGATCGGGCTCGAGGCCTGGCGGTACCGCGGACCGAAGGAGCCGCAAGGGTCCGGCCTCCGCATGGTCGCGCATGCCCAGGGCACCCGGGTCATGTTCGAAGACCGGCAATATTGCATGCCGCGCTCGATCGAGCGGCTCGAAGACCGAATCCTGAAGAAGACGATCACAATCGAGGCATCGCCGGTCACCTACAGCTGCGCTGCCAATGCCGCGCTGATTGAGGACGGCCAGAAGAACCGGGCCTTCGACAAGAAGCGGTCACGCGGTCGGATCGACGGCGTGGTGACCATCGCGATGGGCGCCGGCGCGGCGGACAGCGTGGAGCTGGAGGAAAAGCCGATGACGTCGCCCTGGGACGATCCCAATTTCAAGATGGGCGCCGCCTGATGGGTCCTGACGATCCAATCTTCGCCAAACGCGAGAAGCGCGCGATCCAGATCACGCAGAACGCGAGCCGGGAGGAGCTGCTCGCCTTCTTCGGCGTGGATGGCGGGATGGTGCGCCTCCCGTCGGTCACGGTGCAGAGTGCGCTGCGCGTTCCGGCCTTTTCGGCCGGCGTCAACTTCCTCGCCCGCACACTCGCGACGCCGACGCTCGAGGCGTTCCGGGAAACGAACAAGGGACCGACGAAGGTCAGCGGCCGACTGCAGACCTTGGTCCGCGATGCGCCGAATCCGGAATGGTCCAGCTTCGCAGCCAGGGTCTTCTTCTGGACGAACTGCTTCCTCTACGGCCGCGGGCTGTTCGCAATCCTCCGCAGCAACGGACAGCCCTACGAGCTCTGGCCGATGAACGTGCCCGCCGTGCGGGTCACGATGGATGAATTCGGGCGCAAGTCCTATACCGTCACGAGCTCAACCGGGCAGCCGCTGCCAGGCAAGCGCTTCAGCTCGGCCGACGTCATCGACGTCCCGTTCATGCTCTCTTCGAACATGGTCAACGTCCTCAGCCCGATCACGGTCGGCGAGAAGGCGCTGCAGCTCGCCCTGGCCATGCAGGACTATGGTTCCAACTTTTTCGCTGGCGGCGGTGTGCCGCCCCTCGCGCTCAAGGGGCCGATCCCGCAGGGGGAGCAGGCGCTCAAACGCCGTGCCGACGATGTAAGGCGTGCTATCCAGGCCGCGAAGGACCGCGGCGAGCCCTTTTTCGACATTCCTCCCGATCACGAGCTCACGCCCGTCGGCGTCGACCCGGAAAAGGGGCAGATGACGGACGCCAGGCGGCTCCAGAACGAAGAGATCGCGCGGATCCTCGGCGTTCCGCCAGTTTTCATCCAGGATCTGTCGAAGCTCACCTATTCGAACGCCGAGCAGCAGGACCTGCAGCTCGTAAAGCATACGGTCAGCCACCACTGCAGCGCGCTCGAGCAGGAGATGAACCTCAAGCTCTTCGGGCAAATGAATGGCCGGCGCTACGTGCGCCACGATCTGGACACCCTGCTGCGCGGCGACTTCAAGACCCGCATGGAAGGCCTGGCTCGATCGGTCCAGGGCTCAATCCGCACGCCGCAAGAGGCCCGCCGGGCCGAAGGCCTGCCAGACCACGACAATCCGCTCGCCGACGAGCTCTTCATGCAGGGCGCCACCGTCGTGTTGGGCACCACGCCAGCGCCCGCGGCCCCACCCCAAAAAGACGACAATGGAGACGATGCCGATGCCGGCAACAAAACCGCAGACTGAGACGCGCGAACGACGCGCGATCGCAGCAACGGGCCTCGAGCTCCGCTCGGCGGCCGGCTCTGACAAGGGGCGCACGGCGGCCGGCTATGCCGCGCTGTTCGGCGTTAGGTCCGATATCGGCGGCTACTGGACAGAGGAAATCGCGTCGGGAGCCTTCGCCAAGTCGCTCCGCGAAGACGACATCCTAGCGCTCCATAGCCACGATACCGGTCGCGTCGTCGGCCGAACCGGCGCCGGCACCCTGACACTGCGCGAGGATTCGAAAGGGCTCGCCTTCGAGAACGAGCTCCCCAACACGACCGATGGGAACGACCTGATCGTCTCGATTGAGCGACGCGACATCCCCGGCATGTCGTTCGGCTTCATCGCGACGAAACAGGAGTGGGACGAAACTGTCGACCCGCCGCATCGGACGATCCTTGAGGCACGGATCTTCGAGATCACTTACTCGGCGTTCCCGCAATACACGGACACGGAAGTCGACCTTCGCTCCCTCGAGGAGGCGCGCAAAAGCGCGGCGCTCGAGCGGAAGGAGCGCAACCGGATGGGCTGGCTCGAGCGCAAGGCGCGCACCGAGCAGCGGATCCGCAAAATTCCCGGCGACAAGCCGGAGGCTTAGGCGCGCAGCTCTCCAGCGCACCAGTCGGCCGCCTTCGGGCGGCTTTTCTTTTGGAGTGAACGATGAACCTGAAGGAAATGCAGGAGAAGCGCGAGCAGCTGGTCACCCAGGCCCGCGCCGCCCTTGACGAGATCAAGGACAACAAGGACACGAGCCGCAACAGCGAGCTCGAGCAGCGCCATGACACGATCATGGGCGAGCTCGACACTCTCGACGCCAACATCGGCCGCGAAGAGCGCGTGGCGGCCGCCGAGAAGTCGCTTGCCGAACGTCGCGATCGCGAGCTGCGCGAAAAGCGCCCGGTGGAGCCGGTTGCCGACGTAGACGCCAGTGATTCGCCGAAGGACCCGGAATATCGGGACGCCTTCTACGCGTACCTCCGCTGCCAGGGTCAGGAAGCTTTGCTTCCGGCTGAGACCCGCGCGGTTCTCCAGCGCGGCTATCAGGCTATCCCGGTCGAGCAGCGCGCCCAGACGACCACGAACGCCGCCGGCGGTTACACCGTACCGACCGAGCTGCAGGCCGAGATCATCAAGTCGATGAAGGCCTTCGGTCCGATGTACGATCCGGGCGTCACGCGCGAGATCGTCACCAGCGGCGGTTACTCGATCCCGTTCCCGACGATCGACGACACCGCGAACAGCGCCGCCGCGTCGACGCAGGGCACGACCCTGACTGACGACGGCTCGGGCGACGTCGTGTTCGGCCAGAAGGCCCTCGGCGCCTTCTCGTTCGCGACGCCATGGTTGCGCGTCTCGAAGGAGCTCGCAGACGACTCGCTGTTCGCGATGGAAGCGCTGCTCGGCGGACTCCTGGGCGAACGTCTCGGCCGCCTGGCGAACAGCCAGCTGACCGTCGGCGTCGGCACCACGGCTCCGCAGGGCATCGTTGTCGGGTCCAGCGCCGGCAAGACCGCGGCCTCGACGACCGCGTTCACGTCGGACGAGATCATCGACCTCGAACACTCGGTCGATCCGGCGTACCGTGAATCGCCGAAGGCGGGGTACATGTTCAACGACCTGGTGCTGGCGGCGATCCGCAAGCTCAAGGACGGCCAGGGCAACTACCTCTGGCAGGCGGGCAACATCCGCACCGGCGTGCCGGCGACCCTCAACGGCCGCAACTACGTCATCAACCAGGCGATGAGCTCGGCCTTCACCACCGGCCAGAAGCTGATCCTCTACGGAGACCTCAGCAAGTACTTCGTTCGTAAGGTCGGCGCTCCGCTTGTCGGCGCCATCCAGGACAAGGACTTCTGGCCTGGCTTCGGCATCGCCGGCTGGATCCGCTTCGACGGTGCCCTGATGGACACCGCAGCGGTGAAGCACCTGAAGCTCGCTTAACCCGCGCTTCGAAATTGCAGGGGCTCGGCCGCTCGGCCGGGCCCCTCTCTTTTTCCGAGCCGCCGATCGACGGCTCCGCAAAGGAGAGAGACCAATGAGCGAACTGAGCACCCTCCGGGGCGAATACAAAGAGCTGTCCGGCAAAAATGCCTCTCCGGGCTGGAATGCCGAGGCCCTGCAGGCGAAGATCGCCGAGCTGCAGGCGGCCGCGGCTCAGCCGCCGGCACAGGATCCGCCGGCGCAAAGTCCGCCTGCTCAGGACCCTCCCGCGCAGGACACAGCGGCAGAAGCCCCCGCCGAGGACGCAGCGGCCGACGAGGCCGAGCCGGAGCCCGACCAGTCGGTCGAAGACGCCTGCGCCGAGCTCGGCATCGAACCAGACGCCGACGGCAACGTCAGCGTGGTGCTGCTCTGCAGCCACGCCGGCGCCGAGTGCAAGAACGCCGGCGATGAGCACATATGCGACGCCGCTGAGGCGGTGCGGATGATCCGCGCCGGCAACGCGAAGCTCGCAGTCTAAAAGACGGCAAGCGGGTCGCCATGACCGAGCCGATCAGCCTGGACGAGGCCAAGCTTCAGCTCCGCGCTGAAAGCACCACGGTCGACGACACGTTCATCGAGGAGCTGATCACCACGGCTCGCGAGCATGTCGAGCAATATTGCTCGATCCGGCTCATCGTCGGTGCTGCGGCGATGACCTTCGCGTGCTTTGCGGCGCTCGAGCGGCTGACCTTGGCGCCAGTGACGGCCGTCACGGAGCTGCGATACCTCGACGCCGCCGGCGTCGAACAGGTGCTCGATCAGACAACCTACGAGCTGTTCGACGTCGACGCGGACGTCCTGCGCCCGCGGATCCGGCTCGCCTACGGCAAGGCCTGGCCGGCGCTCCGCTCGGCCGAGGACGCAGTCCGGGTCACCGTGACTGCCGGTTATGCGGCTGTGCCGAAGCCCATCATCCTCGCGATGAAGCGGCTGATCACGCTCTGGTACGACAACCGCGGCCCTGTCTTCGGGCCCGACGGCGAGCTGCCGCACGACGTCTCCTCGCTCCTGGTCAACTACAGGCGCTGACCTTCCAAGAAAGGAACTCACTAAAATGGCTGATCTCGTAATTACCGCCGCAAGCGTTGTGCCAGGCGCCGGCTCGCGCAGGACCAGCGGCATTGCCGGCGCATCGATCGCCGCCGGAAAGCCGGTCTACCAGGACCCCGCTGACCTCAAGTACAAGCTCGCCGACGCAAATAGTGGCACGGCAGCTGCGCGCGCGGTCTCCGGCATCTCCCTTAACGCGGCCGAGAACGGGCAACCGCTCGCCGTGCACCTCGAGGGCCCGCTCACGATCGGCGCCGCTGTCTCCCAAGGTGTCGGCTATTTCCTTTCATCCACGGCCGGAGGCATCTGCCCTGCCGCCGACCTCGCAAGCGGTGCCTGGCCGACACTCCTGGGCTTCGCGATCTCGGCGTCGGTAATCGACGTTAAGATCCATCCCGCCGGCGTGGCGCTCCCGTGAGCCCGCGCGAGGAAGCGGCCGCAGCCGCCCGCAACGAGGGCCGGAAAACGGCGACCTATGCGGTCAAGGGCCGTCCCCTGGTCCGCAACGGCCGCACACTGCAGCCTGGCGCCCGTCTTCGCCTTTGCCAGGCCGACGCCGACATCCTGCTCGAGCGCGGCCGCGTCGCTCGCGCCGGCGGCAAGGTCTCGCCTGCAGGGTCCGGCGCGGCCGAGTGATGGACGCCGGCCTTCTCGATCGACGCCTGAAGATCCTTTACCGCGTCGATACGCAGGAAGGCACCTACGGCACCAAGACCGCCACCTGGCCCGAGCTCGCGACCGTGTGGGCAAAGATCGAGGAGGTCATGCCTCCCCGCGGCGATCGTCTCGATGACAACAAGCTGATCGTCACGGTCCGCCAGGCGAAGGTTCGGATCCGGTGGCGCGGCGACGTCAGCCAGGACAATCGGGTCGAGATCGACGGCAACCAGATGCGCATCATCTCCGGCCCGGCCATGGCGGGACGGCGGCAGTGGCTCGACTTCATGGTCGAGCAGCTGAGCACCGAGGGCCAGCAGCCTTGATCGAATGGAAGATCAACGGCGGCAAGCAACTCGCCGACCTGATGGCGCAGCTGCCGGTTGAGGTCGAGACGAAGATCCTGGGCAACGGCCTCATGGCCGGCGCCAACATCATCCGCGACGAAGCCCGGGCCAGGGTCCGGAAGAAGAGCGGGCTCACGCAGAAGGCGATCAAGTCCGCGCGGTCGAGGAACACCGAGGGACAAGTCGTCGCGAAAGTGAAGCTCAAGGGCAAGCACGCGTTCCTCGGCAACTTCCTCGAGCACGGCGTGGCGGCTCACCAAATCTGGGTCACGGGCGGCAAAGAATCGCTGGTCGTCAATGGCGTGCCGATCGGCAAAATGGCCCGCCACCCCGGTTTCGCACCGATGCCGTTCATGCGGCCGGCTTTGGATGCCAGGGCCGGCGACGCGATCCAGGCGGTCGTCAGCTACCTCACGCACTACCTGAGCTGGGGACAGATCTCGGCACCGACAGTGAAGGTCGACCTCGAGGAGGCAGCCTGATGGACGGCGCAGCGATCATCCGCGAGCTGCTGGTCGCAGACGGGGACATGACCGCCCTCGTGCCGGAAGAGCAGATCATCAGCGGCGTGCTGCCTGCCAACACGCCGCTCGATGCGATCGCGATCACCGATGTGTCCGAGGTCGACCGCAACGTCCTCGCTCCGGGCGCAACCCGCCGCGTGACCGAGCGTGTCCAGGTGACTGCGTTCGGAGGGACTTATCCGCGCATGAAGGCGGCTCTTAAGGCGGCAAAGGAAGCCTGCGCCGACTTCATCGGCAGCGCGGCCGGCCTCGCCGACGTGACCGTCCATACGGCCGCCAAGGGGCCGTACTTCATGAACGAGCAGGCCTCGATCCACATGCGAAGCCAGGATTTCATCGTCGGGTACACCCAAGCCCGCTGATCGAGATCGCCGCGTAGCGCGGCGACAACCCCGCCCGCCGAACAACGGGCATCCTCACCACCGACCCAAGGAGCAATGACATGGGTGTTAAAACTTCGGCGGGATCCACGATTGCGATCTCGGCCGCCTCTCCCGCCACTTTCGACGCCGCCGGCTACGGCGCCCTCAGCTTCTCGCTGATCGGCGAAGTCACCGACCTCGGCGAATTCGGCCGCGAATATGCGCTGGTCACCCACAACCCGATCGCGAACCGCGGCACCGTCAAGCGCAAGGGCAGCTTCAACGAAGGGTCGATCGACCTGAAGCTGGGCCTCGATACCGACGACGCCGGCCAGATCATCGCCAAGTCCGCCTCGCAGTCGGACAATGATCATTCGATCAAGATCACCACGCAGAACGGCGACGTCTACTACATGCAGGCGCAGGTCATGAGCTTCAAAGTTGGTGTCGGCAGCGTCGACAGCATCACCAACGGCTCGATCAAGCTCGAGCTCACCACCTCGGACAGCGGCGTCGGCATCGTCGAGGTGCTCGCCTAACCCAAAACTGCCTTCGCCGCCCCACCCAATCCAACCGGGGGCAGCGCCGGATCCCGGGCCGTGACCCGGGTCCTCGAAGCCGCTCCGTCCCGGGGCGGCTTTTATGCATCGGCTCGCCGCGCTGGTCACGGAAACGGCCGGCGGGCCGGTGCACCCTTGCCGTGAAAGGGCAATTCCATGTTCGATATCACTTCGCTCGGCGTCGACGAGACGGCCACTTGCGACCTCAACACCGCGGACGACACTCCGCTGATCAACGAAGACAAGAAGCAGTGCTCGGTCACCGTCTACGGTCCGGGCTCCGCTCAGTATGCGGCCGCCGAAGCCAAGCGCCAGAACCGGCTGCTCGAGCGCCTGCGCCGCAAGGGCAAGACCGAGATGTCGGCCGAAGAGCAGCGTGCAGAGTCGGCAGAGTTCCTCGCTGCGATCACCGTCAGCTTCAACGAGTTCGGCTATCCCCCCGCCGGCGACGCCACGGGCAAGGATCTGTTCCGCGCCCTCTACATGGACCGCAAGATCGGCTTCATCA